TATAGGAGGTAAACCTTTTAGTTTATCATCAAACTTTGTCATGCTTAAATACCGACATATCAGGAAGATAAGGATAATCCTGATAAGTCCAATGCCTAACAGGTTTATTAACTACTTCATGGAATCTATCTATTCCTTCAGAAGCCTTCTCTGGTGTCATATAATAATGATATCCCATAATGTCTATATCCTGATCTCTCCAAGGTCTAAAAATCTCTACCATCACATGACATTCTTTTTAAAATATAATATGCCTTTGGATCATCAGTAAGAATCATACCACCACGTCCTAATGGTAGATGTTTTCTTTGTTGAAAACTTAAACAAAAATATGTACCAGGAATATATGAATTCTTCTCAAAATAAACAGCAGCATCAACAATATTTGTGCTGCCAATATAATAATATTTTTCCCACTGATTATCTTCCCATCTCCATTGTCTTATTCCAATCTTCTTCATGATGAGTGGAACTGAAATATAGGTATTGGTTGGTACTTCTACAAAATCATACTTCTCATATCTCATACACAATTCCATTGCATGAGTACATGAGTCAACTGCTATCCCATAAGTAGCACCATAAAAATTAGCAATCGTTTGCTCAAACTGATGTATTGTTGAATCCCTTACTACTTGATTAGTGAGCGGAATTGTATAGGTCATAGTCCATAGCGTAAAGTTTATTGAATTCTTCCATATCAGGTTCTACAATCTGATGGAATAATTTTTTTGCCAGCATAGTATAATTAGGCACAAAATATTTAGACTGTCTCAAATGATGTATGTCTAAATTCATACCAAGAAAATCATTAACTTTTTTCTTTAAATTACCATCTAATTTTAGTAATTTTAATTTACCATTATACTCTAAACATAACCTTAAAAACAAATGTTGAGGTGCAGTATGTTCATCATACACATACTTCTTATTCTTCACTTGTTTTAACACCCAATCAAACGGTGGTTTATATCTACACATAAACTCATTCATTCCAGATACCCATCTAGTACAAGGATCTCTAGTCATAGCAAAAAATGTATATCCACTTTCAACCAAAAATTCTGCCATAGTCTCATAATCCTTGGCTCTACGAAAATTCTCTAAAGGTATAAAAGTCATACCCTCAGAGATAAACGCTGAAGTTATTGAAGTACTTCCACACTTATCAACATGCAGATATACTAATTTTTTCTTTACATCAAGATAACAATTGATAAAACCATCTCTATGAATTGCCTGACCAGGTAATCCTCTTTTTAATTTAAAAGTAAATGGTGAACAATATTCTGGATACTTCTCAACAAGATCATCTATAACTGCCCTACGTTGAGGAACATCTCTTGATATTAAAGAGTCAACTACCATGGCCTAGGTACAGACGGCATCTTCTTAACTGTCTCTTGTATCATAGGTAGCATATCACTTTCTATTCTCTCTGTTAAATCATCTATTACGTTAACATCTATATCCATAAACGGTGGAATGATTCCTAAAATTCTTAATAAACCATCCACAAATAATGCTAATGCTGTAAACCCTAGAATCATAGAGATAACCGTTGCGTCCCTATTATGTTTACGCATAGAAGCTTCATCAATTGCTCGTGCTTCTTCCACAGCAGCCTTGATTAAATCATCTACTTCTTTCTTTGTATAGAATCCACCTATTCCAGGTATGTCGTGTATGTCATATCTTCTTGGACTCATAACCCTCCTTTAGTATATTTCTGTAGGAGGATTAGTGGGGTGGTACAATCTCTCCTGGTGCTCTTCCCATATAATAATATCGTCTCCATGTTCTAATATTTTACCAGATCTATATGGCAATACACTTGGATGATCAGGTTCCATTAACTCGAACCTAACAGCATCCAAAATACGATTAAAAGATCTTGACATCTGACGATATCCAGATCCAACATACATTTGTCCAGCAAAAACAGATACAGTCGCTGCACCCCAGAAAATATAATACCACCTAGATTTAACTTGATGTCTTTGCTTTTTTGTTAATTTAATAATTTTAGTCATGTGCTGTAATTTGCATAGTATATCTGTTGGTAGATCCAACATTAGCCGCAATATGCGGTGTGTCACCTCGCCACATTATATATTCTCCTTTGGTCCAGTCCACTATAGGTTTTTTGTCAACTTCAAAATAATGTCCTGATTCCCAATCATTTAGGAATATTAATATTCTACAGATATTTTCTAGTTTGTCAAGATTATATAACGATTTATACCGAGGATAAGTATCCCTATGCTCTGGCATAATAGCACCTGGTGGCATACAGTAGATGGACGAACAAGCATCTTGTAAATTATATTTGTTAACAAGATACTCCTTAATATCATCACACCACTGGGGAACTCCTCTATACTCCTCTAACAATAATCCTGTATAGTTAACATAAAGATGACCTATAGACTTCCACTTATCTACAGTCTTATCACATGGGAATTGTCTCCTATCTGGGTAATCAATTATAGATGGATCACCCATTAACTCTAAAGGTAAATTATTCAAATTTAAATCCTCCAAACTTATCTTTGAATTTGGTCTCAGGAGTATTCTCCTTATCATGACCATTATCAACTACATCTTCCTGTGCCTTTTGTTCCACATCATATAATCTCATCTTAGCACGATCTATACCTACAATAAATCTCTTAAACATTGTAGGATCATTATATCTATTCTTCAATTGCTTAACCATTATCTGGTTGAGACCTTCCAACTCCTCAGTAGATATGAGAGCGAACATAAGGTCAGCAGTAGCAGGGAGTCCGAAAGACTCTGACGTGTCAGTAAGGTCAACATCGCTAGAACCGTAACCAGAACGAGTAGTTTGAGTAGCACTAATGATCGGTACGTTAGCTTCCACAGCAAGTCCACGAAGTTCTTCCGCAATCGCTTTAATATACGAGTAAGAGTTGACAGTTGAATTACCACGATACCTCGATGATGCACATATGTTTAAGTAATCAATGAATATTATATCAGGTCTAAAGGACTTCTTCAATGCAAGTTCATTTAACAATGCTTTAAAATGTCCTGAATGGGCAGACGCAGTAGGGTACTCTTTAATTATAAGTTGTCCCTGTGTCTTAGTTAATAGATTCTGAATCTTCCCTTCAAACATAGATTTAGGAAGATCTGTTATGTCTTGTATGTTGACATTAAGTAGATTAGCGTCAATCCTCTCCGCAATCTTTTCCTCTGCCATTTCCATTGTAATGTAGAGAACATTTTTGCCTTGGAACAACACTGAGCTTGCCACATGACACATGAATAAAGATTTTCCAACACCTGTGCCAGCGAGAGCAATGTTGAGAGTCTTATTCGGTACTCCACCTTTTGTAATCTTGTTAAAGTATTCAAGATCAAATGGGATCTTTTCTTCTTTCTTATGATAATACTCATAACGTTCATCAACATTGCCAAAATAATCGTGTCCTATATTATTATCAAAGGATACTGCTAGAGCATCAGATAATATTGTAGGAATAGCATCTTGTGTTTTCTTATCATCTTGTCCATCAGCAATACTAATAGACTCCATTAGTGCTAGGTAAATAGCACGTTCTCTACACCACTTCTCAGTAGAGTCTAACAACCACTGCTGATCTTGTGGACGCTTCTCAAGAGTACCAACCAATTGTTGTATTTCTTGAAGACTTTGTTCTGTAAGATCTCTACGATTTGAGACCTCAATAAGTAATGCTTCAACAGTTATCTGTGAATCATACTTAGCAATAAACTGAACAGTCTCTTCAAAGACTATCTTCTGTCCTTGCTCTTGAAAGTATTCTGGTTCTAAAAAAGGGATTACCTTCCTAGAATAGTCCTCATTATAAATGAGATTTTCAAGGATGGTGACTTCAAGTGATTCCATCACATACCATAACTAAATTCTTCTTTTGCTATAGCGTCTAATTTTTGTAATATATCTTCTGTAAAATATTCTTCTGGATCTTTATATATTGCTTTGGCATATACTTTCTTACCATTAATCTCGTATCTACCTGCAACATTTTTCCACAGTCCTCCTATCTCACCAAGTTCGAGTAGACCATAATAACGGTCTAATCCTCTCTCATCAAAATAAAGACGTATATTTACTTCCTTATTTTCTTTACTGAGTCTTGACTTAGCTGTCTTAGCTTTAATAATGTTTCCAACAACTTCGCTCTGATCCTTTTCCTTTTTTTTGCTGAGATAAATGATCGTAGACGAGGCGTACTTGAGGCCACTGCCTCCTCCCATTTCTTTAGTAGGGACGTAACTACCGATAACATCGTATGTGTGATTTGTAACTATAAGGGGTATGTTTGCTTGACCAAGTTTTAATGTTAGCATACGGAATGCTCCTTTAACAAGTTGAGATTTGGTCATGTCTCTGACTTGTTTATCATCTAATGCATCTCTGATTTCTTTTTCAGTAGACAACATTCCTAAAGAGTCTAACACAAACATACAGGGTTTGCGTTCCTCCTCAGATTTTTTTAAGTATATATCAACTGCTCTTAACGCCTTTGATCTAAACTCTTCTATGGTGACTACATTTACCACCACAATCCTATTTAGGTCAATGCCTCTAGATTGAAGTAACCCTTTATTAACAGCAGCTTCAGTATCGAAATAGAGACAGTAACCATCAGGATTATTTTCCAAAAAGTTCTTGACAACTGCGAGGGAGAAGAAAGTCTTACCAGTGCTGCTCTCGCCAGCAATGGCGGTAATACGATTACGAGACGCACCACCAAACAAACTACCTGATAGCAAGCTATTAAAAATGAACGAACCCGTATCAATAAAAGATTCGGTGTCGTCGATGTCTCTTGCGAGTTGTGTGTACTCATCTCCAATCTCTTTTACAATTTCCTTCAAAA